CAATTATTTTCTACAAACATAAAAATCCACATAAAATACTGTTTATTTATTAGTGTTTAGTTCTGGTTGTAATTTATCAAACCATTCCCTTTCTTTATTTCTGGCTTCTATTTTACTATTACAAGAAAACTCTTCTAATATTTCATATGTCCAATTATCCCATCCTCCGTGTTCTCTTATAAATGTATATGTCCGTTGATTGTGGCTTTTGTGTGTATTTACTAAACATACACTTCGATGCACTTTCAATCTACCTTTCAAATCTGTGGTATATCCCACATATATTTCTTTTATAGAAGCGTCTTTGCAATATAATCTGTATATTATTGTTTTGCTATAATCAATCATTTTTCATATGTATATGAAAAATATATGTGTAAATCATAATTTCAATTTTATGACAAAATCATACAACCACATAAAAACAATTTGCATATAGTATATACGTCCTCTTACTGCACCCGCAAAAATGAACACCATCAACCAATTCATCAATCCGAATACTCTCCCCGAAAACAATGCCGCCGCAAATACAAAACTCTATATTTTAGACCCCCTGACCGTCATTATCAAACTCGCCATACTAAGCAATAAACCCGTCGGCACGAAAATCTGCATCCAAAACAATGTCCTCTATTTCCAAGAACCTGGCCCATTCCAGGCATTCTGTAGATACTTCTATAAAACAAACCGCACCGATATTCAATATATGTATAATCCTATACAACTCGCCTGTCAACATTTCCTCACAAAAGAATACGTTCAAAAAACCCCACGGATGAAAATACTTTTTAAATGCGCCCAACGGGGTTTAGATAAACTGCTGGAAACCTATAAAAATTGCGCCATTATCCGGCTCTGTATCAATTACTATTACACTCTTATTGCCAATTACGTGGATGATATCTACAATGACCAGATTTTTCATAAAGACGGAATGACATCGCTATACGGCCAAGAAATAGTTTCATCACTAACCGCCCAATGGACACAAGAAAAAATCAAAGTCATACTAAACCTGATTGAGTTTCTCAATGGTGATACTATGGCCGAAGATAATGTGAAATCGCTGGAAAATATTGTCAACAATATCGACAAATCTAGTCAAAAAATCTTGGACTAGTTATATTGCGTAGATGTTCGCAAGATGAAAGATATATTCCGTGCAATAAAATTGATTTTGAACCTAATATAAACAATAAATGGTATAGTATTCATATACCATTTATAAAGACCAATAACTATGCAAACCGTCGGGCTCAATCGAAATACAATAGATAAATATTATACAAAACCGGCAATAGTAGACTTATGCACACTAGCTATACGAACTCATATAAATCCTACCAGGGACGATTTTATCATTGAACCGAGTGCTGGAGGCGGAGCATTCATCGATTCAATCAAACAGATGACCGACAATTATGCATTCTATGATTTGGAACCGGGGCATCCGGAAATACAACAACTCGATTATTTGTGCTATACATCTACTCATCATATGAATAGTGGTCGGATACACGGCTTAGGTAATCCCCCATTTGGCCGACAATCTTCTATGGCTATAAAGTTCATTAAAAAGTCTGCCGAGTTTTGCGATACTATTTCCTTCATATTGCCAAAAAGTTTCAAAAAAACAAGTATGCAAAAAGCATTTCCCCCGGCGTTTCATTTAGTCTATGAAATCGACCTTCCAGACAAATCATTTACCGTAGATGGCACAGACTATAATGTGCCCTGTGTATTTCAAATATGGGAAAAACGTGAAACATCTAGACAATTGGAAGATCCAGTGGTTCCTATAAACTACGCGTTTGTAAAAAAAACGGATGAACCACATATATCCTTTCGACGTGTGGGTGTAAATGCAGGTGTTATAGATACAATTATAGAGAACAAAAGCGAACAATCACATTATTTTATCAAGTTTTCAAATGGAAAGTCTAATGAGGAAAATATAGCGAACATACGGAAAATACAATTCAATCATAACAATACAGTTGGTCCAAAATCAATAGGCAAACAAGAATTAATTAAAGAATGGAACAAAATCCTTTAGTGGTATTACGCCCTTGGGATACTTTAGCATCAAATCCGACCCACGCTCAATTTTCACCCGGATATGAGGGAAATCTATATTGCTCACAATAATATAAATCATATTTTTCGCTTTTTCTTGGAACTTTTCTAGGTCGAATTTGCGACCTACACCAATCATACCTGATTCATAGTATCTACATCCACCCTTAGTGAATGTTTTTTGGTCATAGTGAATAGTGGGGTCACCTGCATCAACGAAATCGTGGTCTTTGCATCCGGTCACATGAATAAGGGGGTATCTACTTACCAACCATTTTTCTATAAAATGGGAGAAAATGCGTCCGTCTTTGAATAAATCCACGATGGTTTCCTGAGGTAGTCCACCGAATGAATAATCATCGATGGTATAACACTCCGTTTTGCCGAGTTCGACACTGGGTAATTGGGTAGTTTCGGTAGTTTGCATTCTAAAAAGTGTATAATATCATATTATACACCTATTTATTTATATGTATTTCAATTTTGTATAAGTCTGACCCCACCTATATATAAGACGGTATTTCATCAATATCCATAACCACCACATTCTTCGCCACTTTTTTGACTTCTTTAGCAGAAAGCGCAAATTGGCCAAAAAACGGGTAATCCAATTGGGCCTGGGGACTGTGTTTATGCACCGACCTGGCAATCATTTTGTATAGCTTGAAGTTGGGATATCGCTCTTCTCCATCACGTTTATACAATATATTTTTCCGGTTATCATCGCAACACCATCTATAGACAGTTTTTTGGAATGTATCCATATCTTCTTCCATTTCGTCTTCAATCAAAAAGTCATAGATGGAACAGCCTAATCGACATAAATCAAAACTGGGATTGGGATCCAAACGTGCCTTCTCTTCGTTCATATATGGCTCGCAATTGTATTGAGTGGCTGCGTCGCCCCCGGGGGCGAAGCTATCGCTGCAAAATGTCTTACCAGAAAATCGGTAAATACTGCGTCCGAAATCAATGATTTTGAAAATACGACCATAAGTGGGAACTTTATACGTTTTTTTGTTATATTTGTAATACAAAAACTCGGCCTCAGTACTAACATACATAATATTGTTGGTATGCAGGTCATTATGTGTAAAAGAGAATGCGCGTTGATATGCAATAAGTGTCATAACAATTTGAATTAGGGCGGCGGCACCTTCTTTCTTGGATAATGCGCCTTGTTCAAATAATTCGTCTATAGTCCCTTCGCATTTTTCCAGACAAATCATTTGTATGGGGAAATTGTCCATATATGAAAATAATATGTCTTCGTCATCTGATTCATCTTCACTAGATTCTTCGTCTCCATCATCATCTTGATCTTCGTCTTCATCATCATCTTCATCTTCGTCTCCATCATCATCTTCATTTTCACCGTCATCATCACCATCTTCATCTCCGTCGTCATCCGTGCTATAATTAAGGCTACTGTTATTGGATGATTCGGAAGATTCTGTTAATGAATGAGAACTTGATTTTTCATAAATAACTTCTCCTGTATTGTTATCCTGTATGGCAAACTCAGATGAACTACGTTCTCTGGAATACTTCGCAGTTTCACATTCACATTCGGACTTTATATCCGACGAACCTTGTTCCCTGGATACTTCCAAAATGGAACCGGAATACGTATCATTGTCCAGATCAACAACATCCAAATCTATCAACGAAATATTATGCGTTTTCAGAGAACCTTGAATATTAAGGCGCGGTTTATTACCCCTAGATCCATCTCCATAATTTCCATTGGATGGTATTTCTTCCGAAATCTTGAATAGTTTACCCACGTTCTCATTGAAATATCGCGATGTGCATAAATATTCTATATCGTCGGAAATATTCATTTTGTATTTTTCTTGAACGCCTAAATAAGACCCATAGAAATCTACGGCATTTACCAATCCGTGTCGGTGTAATAGTTGACTACTCAAATAACTAAAAAAACAGTCGATATAAGACGCATTATTACGGTCAGCTAGTTTGGGGTGACACTCCTGACTATTACTCGAAAGAGTAGGTAATGTCCGTATAGCATCATCTGATGCATTGTATTTACCAATCATAAATTTGATTGGATCTAATAGGGGGGAGAACTTTATGAATACGGACTTAGGTATAAGTTCGCCAGTTTCGGTATCGGCGACTCTTTGTAAATCGTGTATAGCATATTTGTGTTTTAGGGTTGTTCTTCCTACATTGGAATCGTTTAATTCAAAAAAACACGAGTAAATCGGGTTATAATGCTGTAATCCACTGATATTGAAAGGCGAATACTCGTTTAAAATATCGTGTTCGGTATTTTCATAGGTATTTTGTAAGTTCTCTAAATCTATTATTTCTGACTTTCGATATTGAGTTTGCATATTACTAAATAGCTGTATATTTAGTGATAAATATAAAAACCGTCGCATTTAAACGATTGCTAAAGTATTATTGCTAAATAATAGTATTCTCGTTTGTGTTATAGACGTAATTTTCACAGTGTATATTATATTCGATTATTTAGGAGAACAATGACACTAGAATTGAAAAAGTTTGATATGAAATCCATTACATTTAAGCCAGATGAAAACAAAGGTCCGGTTATTGTTATGATTGGAAGAAGAGACACTGGTAAATCGTTTTTGGTGCAAGATCTGCTATATCATCATCAGGATATTCCTATTGGAACCGTTATTTCAGGAACAGAAGCTGGTAACGGATTTTATGCTGCCCACGTGCCTAAATTGTTTATTCACGAAGAATACAACACCGTATTAATAGAGAACATTTTGAAGCGTCAGCGAACTGTGCTAAAACAAGTGAATAAAGAAATAGAAACGTATCGTAGGAGCACAATTGACCCCCGCACATTTGTTATTTTGGATGATTGTTTGTATGACCAAACCTGGACCCGGGACAAAATGATGCGTTTGCTTTTTATGAACGGCCGTCATTGGAAAGTAATGTTGATTATTACTATGCAATATCCATTGGGTATCCCACCCAATTTGAGAACTAATATTGACTATGTCTTTATTTTGCGTGAACCATATATGACAAATCGGAAACGTATATGGGAGAACTATGCTTCTATGTTTCCTACGTTTGAATCGTTCAATTCAGTTATGGACCAAACCACGGAGAACTATGAATGTTTAGTCATAAACAACAATGCTAAATCAAATAAACTACAGGACCAAATATTCTGGTATAAAGCCGAAAAACGTCCGGATTTCAAATTGGGGTCAAAAGAGTTCTGGGAAATATCCAAGAACTTGGCGGACGATGATGAAGATGAGGCATATGACCCGAGTAAAAACAAAAAGAAGAGCGCCGGACCACCAATCAATGTCAAGAAAACCAAATGGTAATACTCTATAACTACGTTATCTGGAGTTTGGTATATGTATTATGCGAGGAAACTCCATAGAACGTAGTTTATAACATTATCTCATGAGGTAAGTGGGGTTGTATCCAAGTTTTTGTTTTCATTTGTTGACGGTTTGAATAGACAACAACACAACCAATTTATCCATCCACTTTTCGCTTTTCTGGCGCGTTTCCATTTTTCATAGCGAGTTTCACGTCGGGTTGCCTTATCTTCGTGTTTTTTTATATTAGTAGACATTGCATTCATTATATCTATTGCACTTTGTTCACTCTCTGTATGCATCATAATGTATAATAGTATTTATATATATTATGTTAATGTTTTTATGTTTTAGTGCATACATACTACTCAGCATTTGGAAATAGAAATTTGTCTATGGTAGTTCGGACACACAATAATCGGTGTATTATTATACCAATTATAAAAAATGCGATAAACGTGTATAGAAAAGGTGTTCCGAATAGTTTCGATAATATATAGGCACCGACTGCGGTTACTACAAAATCTAAATAAGCTATATTATATATGCGATACGAATGAATGCCAGTTCCCAATTTACCAAACAAGTTTTTATATTTGCACAAATCCATACTATATAGTATAATATATAGTATAAATGTTTTATAATAATCAGAACATATATGGTTATACCTCTTTACTCTTCTTTTTGAGCATAGGAAGAACGCAATAGCTCGTTACGAAGATCAGTAGTTGCCGTATCAGATACTTCGCGTTCATCAAAGTTGACAGTTTCTTTCACACCGACTAAATTGCCATTTTCGTCTAAAGATTGGGTGAGAACATTACCACTCTTTTCTGCCAACTTAATATTCTCTTCTATAGCCTTGCGTTTAGTGTCTTTGATGCGCTGATCGAACTCTTGTTTCGCTTTCTCCTCATTCTTCAACTTCTCTTGATGCAGTTGATTGAGCTCTTCTTCCATAAACTCAATTCGACCGGTCTTATAAGCATCCGGATCCCATGGAATCCACATTCCAACTGGGCCGACAAATATGTCGTGATTGGGATCGTTTTCGCGCAGCTTCTTGCAGCGGATTTCGGCTTCGTCTTGTGTAGGATATACACCCCGTATCTTGAGACCACGTGTGGACGTTTGGAACGCATGTTCTTTCTGAAATTGCTGTGTAAGCACGTCTTCTTGTTTATCCAAAAAGTTTTTATAGTCATCTTCTACGGACACGGATTTTATCTTGATTTCTTCTTCTTTAGCAAAATCGTTAAAGTCCGAAACTAAATCGTCAATTTTCAAATTATACTTGTATGCCATAAAGTGCAAAAAGTCAAAGAACTTTGAAAGAGATTTAGTAAAATCCCATTGTTGAACAAATTGGTCAAATAAAAAGGTTTCGCGTTTCTTCAAGATTTTTTCAGGTGAAACAAATGACATACAAACG